AAAAAGAAGTGGTTACAATGGTGGGATTATGATGAACCACCTGCATGTGATTTTATTATTCAAACATATGATACTGCTTTTTCTACAAGAACAACAGCAGACTATAGTGTAATACAAACCTGGGGTATCTTCAATAGATTCTCAGAAGGTGAAAGTGGTTACGAAGAGTTTGTACCTAATTTAATTTTATTAGGAAATATGCGAGGCCGGTTTGAGTATCCAGAGTTACGCAGAATTGCTCAGATGCTCTATGATGAATTTAATCCTGATGTATGCATTATAGAAAAGAAAGCATCTGGACAATCTTTATTGCAAGATATGCGTAGAGCTGGCCTACCAGTGCAAGATTATATTCCAGACAAAGATAAAGTATCCAGAGTGTATGCAGCATCACCAATGATTGAAGCAGGTAGAGTATGGTTGCCTCAAAATAAAAAATGGTCTGATGATTTATACACAGAGATTTTACAGTTTCCAAATTCGGCTCATGATGACCAAGTTGATGCTATGACAATGGCCATACATTACATGAAAGAATCCTGGAGATTAACACATCCTGATGACCCTTATATGGAAGAAGAAAATAATAATAAAAAAAGGGTTGCATATTGGCGAGTTTAATGCTATAATATATATATGAATAAAATTAATGAATTATATACACAATTAGCTACAGATATACCACAGTCTGATAGACCTGTAGCTATGCCTAAAGATAATTTTGTATTAGATGAATTAGATGAAACACAACAAAAAGAATTAGGTGATTATATTCAACAAGCATATAGTATGTATGAAGGATTGCCACCAGCACAAAAGTTTGTTGCTGAAGTTGCACCTGGAACTGGTGAAGCTATATCAGCAGTAGAAGCTAAGAAAATGTTTAAAGAAACTAAAGATGCAGTAGAAGAAGGTAAGTTTGGTGAAGCAGCATTAAAAGGTGGGCTAACTATTCTTGCAGGATTAGGAACAATACCTGTAGCTGGTAAAGGTATACAAGTTGTTAAAGCTGCAGCTAAAAGATTACCAGAATTATTATCATCAAAAAATTTAACTAAAATTTTAAAAGAAAATAAAAAACCTGTAACAGATTTTAATAAAGAAAAATTAACAGATGAGATAGAAGAATCAAAAGAGTATTTAGATTTAAATTTAGTTCCTAAAGGACAAGAACCAAAAAATATTATTAAAGGATATAAATTATTTAGAGAAAAAGATAATGAATTATTTCCATTATTTGTAGATACTAAAAATCCTATTCCTAAAAATCAATGGATGAAAGCAGATAAAGGATATTATTTTTTAGATACAAAAAATATTAAAAGACAACCAGCATTAACTGGAGATTATCAACCTATTAAATCTCAAGCTGATGTAGATGTATTATTATCAAAAGGTATTAAACCTACAACTACAAAGAAAGCATTAGAAAAATCTCCCTTTGGTACTGCATTAGCTGTAAAGTATAGACCAGGTTTTCATGGAGATACTTTTCCATCTGCAAAACATTTAGCACAAGGTGGAACAGGAAAAGGCAAAGATAGAGTTTGGGCAGAAGTAGAATTTAGTAATGATAAAGATTATACAGATATTGTAAAACAAAAAGGAACAAATCCAGAGACAGGAAAGTTTTCAGCTAAAGATGCTGATATAGATTATGTTCCAGAGGGTGGAAGTTATAGATATAAAACAAATCCTAATATGGAGGGTTCATGGTTAATTGGTGGGGAGATGAAAATTAATCGTGTATTAAGTAAAGATGAAGTTACAAAAATAAATAAAAGAGGAACTAAATAATGAATATGAGACTTAAAGCATTAAGAATGGCTTTTAAAGTATTAAAAAAATATGCTGATAAAGACCCCTCTTTAATAGAAGGAATTAAAAAATTAGATAGAAAAAGTATAATAAAACTTGCAAGACAAGTGCAAGATAATAAACTTACAAAGTTTAAAAAACCATCAGATATGACAAGACAATCACCCTTTGTTGAAAATTTTGAAGAGAAAGCAAAAAAAAATTTTTTAAAACCAAAAATAGTTTCAATTACTGATAAAGTTAGAAAAACAAAAAGTAGTAAAAAACCAAATTTAAAAGTCGTTAAAAGAAAAGGTGGACAAATAGGAGATAAACTTGTTCAATCTTTTTATGATTAGGAGAGGATAAATAATGGCAGTAGAAAAAAATCCATTTGAACAAAAAGAAGAATCAACTAATGTAGTATCTATAAATGCTACAGTACCAGAAGATGAAAATGTATCTTTTGAGGTAGCTGATGATGGTGGGGTTGTAGTAAACTTTGGTGAAGAAGGAATAGAAGAAGAAGTAACAGCA